CAGGGGTTTGACAGCCCCTTTCTAACATGGCTATAATTTGTAGCCACAACAGCATCAGTTGTTGTTCACCCCTCACCTTTCCCAACCTGTTCATACAAGGAGCATCTACATGAACACAATCCCCTCCCTCCCCGCTGACCTCGACTTCCAACCCATCCGTGAACAAGCAACCCGCAATGGCATGCCTGTTGAAGGACGTTTCTGGGTGGTCAATCCATTGAATGACTCTGTCATTGGTGATGGTAAGCGTGTTCACAATCCACAGAACTACCGCACTATGTGGGACAGCTTGTGGCAAGGCTTGTCAGAGTCTGTGCTTGATCTGTCCACAGTGGAAGTGAAGGCACGTAGCATTGACAACGGTGCGGCAATGAGAGCAGAAATTATTCTGCCCAACCATGACTTCACTGGTCAGCTTGGCGAAGCCGCTAAGATGAAGATTGTTATTGGCGATAGCCATGACCAGTCTGTAAAGCGCAGTGTGCAAGCAATGATCTTGCGTCTGGCTTGCTTGAATGGCATGATTTCTGTTCGTGAAAACATCGGCTTCTCACAGAAGCACACCACGTTCAGTGATCCCCACATGATTGGACAGGTGGCAAGCAACTGGATTCCACAGCTTGAGAATGAGGTGGATCTGATGAAGCAGATGACTGTGGTGAAGGTGGATGTAGACACTGCTGTCCACTTCTACCGTGAACATGTCACCAAATACCGCACCTCAACAGGCTGGAAGTTCAATGAGAAAATGCTGGAGCGTGTCATGCAGATTCACAACAGCTATGACATGGGACACAATGCCTACCGTGTCTACAACACACTGACACACATCTCCACCCATGTGGAGACAAGCCGTGAAGGTGCTGATGTAGGCCGCAAACAACTGCGTATTGAGCAGGACATTGACGCTGTGCTCAAAGGTGCATTCAACGACCTGCTTTTGCAAGCAGCTTAATCAACAAGAGGGGCTTAGTCCCCTCTCTTTAGGTATCACATGAATAAAGATAAAGCAATTGGTATGTTCATGGGCTTGTATGTTGGTGATGCACTTGGTGCGCCAGTAGAATTTATGCGGCCTCATGAGTTTGACAAAGTGACAGACATGATTGGTGGTGGTGTTCACTCTGCTGAGATAGGTGAGTGGACAGATGATGGTGCTATGGCTTGCTGTATTGCAGATGCATACATTACTAAGGGCAAGTTTGCTCCTGATGAAATTGCTCTCAACTTCAAGACATGGTCTAAGACAGGACACTTCGGCACACGGGGCTATCGCTTTGACATTGGACGCACTTGCTTTGAAGCCATCGAGAGCATGACAACAGAGCAACCATATAAAGGCAGCACAGGCACTAGGTCTAGCGGTAATGGCTCCATCATGCGTATTGCTCCTGTGGTGTTAGCCAACCACAACAGGCCGCAGACAGGGCTTGGTGAGGCCATTGCTGTGTCGTTGATGACACACGGTAATGCTGACACTGTCCATTACATGTCTGCCTTTGTCTCTGAACTCTATGCAGGTAAACAGCTTGATGAGTTTGAGCACTTGCTCGATCATGAATATGATATGAAGAAAGGCAAAGGCTCCATCATGTATGCCTACAATGCGGCATGGGAATGTGTTGACCTTACGTTTTCTTTTCAAGACGCATTGATCAGGGCTGTGAACAAAGGCTATGACGCTGACACAGTGGGTGCAGTGACAGGCATGTTAGCTGGTAGAAAGTATGGATACAAAGCCATACCGAAACGCTGGCTCAACAAGTTGATGAAGCATGACGAGCTATTGCAGATGGCAGAAAACCTCTATGAATTGGGAGAGCTATGAACATCACAGATTCTAAGGGAAACGAATGGAAACCATTCATTGCTGGCTATGACACTGACGAAGGCATACGTACTTGCATTGTGTATGCCATATCATCAGAGCATGCTGAGCTTGTGATAGAAGACTTGCGTAGGACAGCTAGGCTTGTAGGCTACATAGAAGAGAAGAAACCATGAGCATGCCTAGATATGTTCTGCGCTTTAAATCACGAGGCAAGTCTAAGTGGAGATACAACCCACCAGCAGATGCTGTAGAGGCTGGTGTTGTTAAACGTATGGAGCTTGGGGATGTGTATCAAACAGCATATGCTGCCGCTGAAGAACAGAATAAAATCTTGGACGAGTGGAGAAAAGAACGTAAGCATTTAAAAAACTTAACCACAAATGCAAAGGTGAGTGACCTAATCAAAGCTTACACAGTGAGCTTGAGCTTTGAAAAGCTAGGTGAAAAAACACAAGAAAGTTATTTATATTATTTAAATAACTGGAAGCACAGTAGATTGGGTGGTGTGCCTTTGATGTGGGCAAAGCTTGAAGACATACATACCCCGATGTGTCAGCGTGTGTATGAAGAACATGCTGCCAAGAGTGTTAGCCTTGCCAACCATGTGCTTGCAGTGTATCGGTTGTTGTTCAACTATGCCATAAGGCAAGGCTTCACCAATCACAATCCATTCAGCAAGGTGCAGAGAAGGATTGACAAGGCACGTAAAACTGTCTGGACAAAGGAAGATGTCAAAGCCTTTCTTGACATGGCTTATAGCTCGTTTAAATGGCGCAACGTAGGACTCATTGTGCAGATGGCATATGAATGGGGACAGCGGATGGGGGACATGCGTATGTTGAAGTGGGAAAACTACAACATGGATACAGGGGTGTTGTCTCTTGAGCAGAGCAAGCGTAGAGCACGTATCACTTTGCCTACATCAGAAGGATTGCAAGCAATGCTTAAGCAACAACATGCTGAGTATGGGTGGCAACAATATGTTGCACCTAGCAATGCGTCAGATAGGCAGGGTGGATTGTTGCCCTATTCTTTAATGAACTTATCTAGGGTTGGTGATGTGATAAAGAAAGAAGCACAACTGCCTGAAGAAATTAAGCTGATGGATTTAAGACGCACTGCTGTCACTGAGATGATTGAAGCAGAAGTGCCATTGCCAAACATCATGGCTATGACAGGGCATGCCACACCCCAAAGTGTTGCACCATACTTGAAGCATACGCTGAAGGGTGCTACAGTGGCGGCAAGAATGAGAGGGTTTGTATGATTGAATCGGTCTTTACTTTCCTAGTGTTAGCTGCCTTTGGAGCTTTCGCTGGTGGTATTATTTTTGTAGCTGTTGTAATGTGGATGGAGACTTGGAATGACTAGAGAAGAAATTGAAGCAGTTGTTATTGATGAGCTTGATTTTTTAATTCAGTATGAAGAAAAGAGAGAGGCTGAGGACAGAGATGAAGAACTCCTTGCCGCTTTGAAGCTTGTCATTGATCAGTTTAAACCTATCAACTTTACTAAAAAAATATGAGTGCTTGGCTTATCGCTGTAGTTGGTGTGGTGTATGCCGTTGTAGCCACCGACCTACTATTGAAGGGGAACATAGGACTAGGTATAGCTTTCATTGGCTATAGCTTGGGTAATGTTGGTTTGTACTTGGCAGCAAAGGGAGGCACATGATAGTTGATCCCGAAGACGAAGCGTTCAATCTCGTTGAACGACAGGCACAGCAACGCAAGGAGGCTGTGAAAGCCAGCGTATCGCTGAACCCATACCGAGCGCAGGTCATTGAGGAGGTGGCACAGCACATCGAGAAGATGCAGGGGTTTGGTAAAGACACAGTTGATTCGTTTGCGATTTATATCAGGAGTATGAAATGAACAACCCAGCAGCATTTCCTAGACCATTTAGTGGAACAACACAATATGCACAAGACGGCATGACCTTGCGTGACTATTTTGCGGCAAAGGCTATGCAAGCGGTAATCACTGGATATGCAACACAAAATAAAGTCGATTCGTATTCCGATTATTGGGCGGGTTTTGCTTATGAAATGGCAGACGCAATGTTAAAGGCGAGGGAAGCATGATCCTTGATCAAGGCAAATTGGCAAACGGTTTGGTTGACGAACTGCTTGCTGTCATCCACCAATACGACGAGTCGCTGTATATGTGCAGCGTCATTGGTGTGTTGGAGTTAGTCAAGCAACAACTGATAACCGAGAGCATTGATAAAGAGGATTGAAATGACAAAAGATGAAATCATTGAGATGGCTAGACAGGCTCGTCTTATGAGTGAGTACGATGAGGCTTCACCTTGGGTGGAAGATCACGAAATAACTCAATATGTTGAAGCCTTTGCCAAACTGGTAGCCGCCAAAGCCATTGCAGAATTGGAAAGCCAAGAACAAAACTTTTGTTCACGATGCGGCAAACGCACAAACGACATACATACTTGCACACCACCACAGGAGAAAAACAATGACTGAACCAAAAAACGCATTTGACTTCTCTGGCGCATCTATCTGGACTAAGGACAAGGAGCTTGTCTTTATCAATAATGGCAGAATCAATGGTTCAAAGCGTAGAGAGCAAATGAGGCGCACTGAGACTGTTGGCATTCACCCACTAAGAAGCAAATCCAAAGATGGAAAAAGTTAAATCAGCATTTGAGTCCACTAACGAACCAAGTTTGTGGCAGACAGATAAGAGGGCTAAACGTCAAGAAGTAGCCCTTAAAGCGGCTAATACAGAGCTTAAAAACAGGGGTCTTAGGGTGCGTGAGAACTTCACGACTTACAGCAAGGCTAGAGCCTCTAAATGATAG